TTATATATAAATAGGGTGGCGGGTGGAAGGTGGCCGTTGGGTAATATTATGCCAACGGCCTCTTTTGCCTTCGATGGAGTACACGTTTTCCTCACGTACCCGCAATGCACTCTTGAGCGAGAACAACTACGAGATTTTCTGCGAAACCTTATACCCGACTGCGAGTACGTCGTTGCGAGGGAGCTGCACGATGATGGGCAACCTCATCTACACGCTTACTGTCACTTCGGGAGAAGACGACGGTTCGCTAGCGCGAGCGCCTTTGACGTGGACGGATTCCATCCTAACATACAGAAGCCAAGATCCGCTGGAGACGTCATTGCCTACTGCCGCAAGGAAGACGCTACTCCGTTGGTATCAGATGGTCTACCCTCCTTGTCTGATAGATCAACCGGATGGGGAGATCTGCTTGAACTGTCGACAAACAAAACTGAGTTTCTTGAGCTTGCACGAAGGCGCTTTCCGCGAGATTACGTGCTTAGCCTTGAACGTCTTCTATTCTTTTGCGAGTGGCGCTTCGGTCGTGACGAGACAACCTATAGTGGAAGAACCAGAGGAGAGTTTCGAGAACCTGATTCCCTAGCCGTGTGGATAACCACAAACCTAACCCAGTACCTTAGGAAGTGGAGCGACCGCGCTCGCTCGTTCTTGTTGGAAAATCTAGGATCGGGAAGACTGAGTGGGCAAGATCTCTTGGCAAGGCCATGTACTACTGCAACCTCTTCTCTATCGACGACTGGGACGACGACGCACAATACATCATATTGGACGACATTGACATCAAGTACTTTCCCCATTGGAAGTTCTTTCTTGGATGCCAGAAGGAGGGAGTGCTCACAGACAAATACCGCAAGAAGCGAAGAATCCGGAACGGAAAGCCTTGCATCTGGCTATGCAACCCAGATATGGACCCTAGAGGAGCTCTTTCCAGAACTGAATGCGGATGGCTTGATCTAAACTGTGATTTCGTGGAGTTGAATGATAATTTATTTAACCAAGTTCCTTAAAATAAACAATGATATCGTTGGTCATTCTGACATCTTGAGCAACAAGAATATTGTTAGCGTTAGTGTTGGAAAACACCTGAAATATAACATAATAATTTCCATCCATATGTGAACGTTTCTGATCGGTAGATATATCGCCTAATTCGGTCATCATTTGCCATTTCTTGTTAATCGGAACGTACATATCGTAGTTAATAAAATTGAGAGCGTGCTGTTGTGATAAAAACCATTCTCTGCCTCCTAGAACTCGAACATAATTGTTATCGATAATATCAATCCCAGTTGCATTTCCGACAAACGGAGCAGACGGTTGACCCGTCTCCTCTGCATCAGTCGTTTCGAATATGCGTATATTAGACTCGAGATCTGCAGCTGTCTGTGTGGGATTGGTCAAAGCCGTTGTGGTATTCCCATATGTGGTCCATCCAACAGGGAGATCTGCAAACTGATTGGTCCATAAAACAAGCATTCTGCATCTAATTGAGTTCGTGGTTTGGTCTAATGCGATTCGGCCGCGAACTTTGATTGCCTTAATCCAGAGTGCATCCGTATTCTCTGTGCCACCAGCACCGGTGGATGTTGGAATGTTGGAAACGGGAGATGAAATTGAGAGCACGCGTGTGGTACCATCACCTGCAGTAAAGACTGCTTCTGCTACCGGATCGAGAAAGCGCTTTGTTGGTTTTAATTTAAGCAAAGCGGAACCTGTCTTCCTAGTGAACCATTTTGATGCTTTGGGACGGCGCCCGCGGCGCCCTGACCGTCGGTATCTTGGCATCCGATTTGAAGAGCGTCGAGCCTTTGATGAAGGGGGTCCGAGTCTGTGTGATTCTGGGACGACTTGATCGCCCACTCCTGCTATATCCGCTACCTCGTTTAAAAATCCTGCGGCTTCTGGGAATCCCGCGGCTGTAAGTACGTCCTCGGTGGCTTGCAAACGACGCCGTTTTTGTGCAGGGGAATCCGCCGCAAATGGATTGTGTGTGCGACCAGTTGCGA